TCGTCAGCCATAGCATGGCCGACTTCTAGCGCGTTGTACGTGGTAGTATCAGCGCGTAGCTTGTTGGATATTTGGCCGGCGGTTATTTTTGTCATAAAGTTCCTTCTTTAAAAGAAGGCATGGCAAATTTACAAGTCATCTTTTGTAGCTCTTTTAAACTTTAAATATAAAATTGAAAAACTGGGTGTTTCTGTGATTATCGTAGCCGGTTTAAATATAATTTGAAAGTCTTCATTAGTGCTCTGAAATAGATCACGTGCTTTAGGCGCTAATGGAGGCACTAATCCTTTCATAGCAAATTCTATCATTTTTTCTTTATCGTACATATATATGTATTCTAAATATTTTAGAATAAGAGCACGCACATCTTTCTCGTCAACGCTATAAGTTGCGCTAAATTTATTAGATATATACCCATAACCATCACTATTTGAAAGAGCATGAGGCTCGTTGTCGAATATAAAATCCATCAGTGATCACACTCGTTGATTTTGGTGTGAGGAGTAGGGCGGTCTTTGCCGGCGCGAGGCAAGAACGCTCCCCATGCGCTATTGTCACCCGCGGGTGTGATATTGCGGTTCATCTGCCAGTGTTCTCTTGGCACAGCTGGGCCGTTGCCATGCTTGACTACGTTTGCGGTGTGGTTTTTCGTGTAGTCGGGATTGTGATTAGTGTGCTTAGGCATCTGATTACCATAGGTTTTTTTGCAATTTAAAGACCTTATTCTTAACGTATGCTATTCGGCCTCATCCTGCATACAGGAATGCAATTTTAGTGCTCTGCGCGATGCTTTCTTACGTATTCAGCCAATTTATCAACAGAATTTTTGTATTCAGATGCCCCATTCATTTCTGAAGCATACCTGCCGCCGGCTGTTTCTACAGCATTTACGTCTTTTTCCCAATGATCATTTTGAAAGTATGCCATACCACCATGAGATGCGCTATTCTTACGGCTGTTTTTGTGTGATTTATCCATATGTCCCCCATGAATAAAATTTGATTTATAGTAATTGTTGTTCGGGTTGATTTGCAAGCTTTATAGCTTGCGCGTACTCAAAAGATTTTTTCATCTGAGAAAACTGCATATCTTCAAGTTCAACCATAATTTTTACTAAGTCCAAATCAGCTTGCATATGCTTATGCTCTGCTTCGGCTTGTATTTGACCCAGTTTAGCATACGTTTCTTGTTCCTTAGCCATGTCGACCTTGGACTTAGACAGCATTGCCATGATCTTGGCGTTGTCCATTTTTTCTTGTTGTTGAGCTTGAGCTTGTTGAGCTTGAGCTTGTTGAACGTTTTGTTCTTCCATTTCTTTGATAATTTCATTTTTATTTGTAATTACAGCAGCTTTTAAAATAGATTTATCTGAAATATTAATGCCTATCTCTTTGAAGTACAACAGCTGCTGAAGTTCTGTTTGTCTTTGGGTGGCACTGTAATTGCCCTCTTCGACAGTGATTGCATATTTTTGACTGTGTGCAGTGAAAAAACGTGGATCGGCATCGCGACCCAAGATATTACGCAACTTACCTTTGCTGAAGTTCTTACGTATGGCCGATAAACGAATCTTCCCATAAAGTCTTTGGGAGTAGTCGAGTTTATCGAATATAGTCTGTAACGTAGTAAGTCCAGCTCCTTGTCGTAACATGCTGAGAATACCAGACTTATCGTCTGTCGCTGATCCCAAAAGTTCTTCATTGACACCTGAAATTTTTGTTATATCTTCAGAAAGGCTTTTCGACAGTTCGAGTAAAGATCCAGGAAGAGCTACAGGTTCGATTCTTTGAATCTCGGCGGGAGTATGCCCCGCTTTTAAAGGTATTAGAAATCCATCGCCACCGCTAGATTGACGGAAACATTTTGGGTCAGTAACTGCGTCAACGCTGTAAATCCAGCCCGCGTTTAAACTTGACTGAAGCAACTGAAGCTCAATTACTTTTCGTATATTATACAAAAACTGCGCATCTCTCAACCCTCTTACGATTCCTCTTTTACGCCATGCGTATTTAACGTCTTGATCTACATAACATTGGACAGGAACAAATGGGTATTCGTCAATATTTAAAAGATTTTTACCATGATAAACAATTTTATCAGAAAGACTTATGATTAGTTTTACTGTTGGTATTTCTACTTCTTTAACTTTAAGCCAAGGTTGCTTTTGTAAAATAACCTTTAAATAATCTTCTTGTTCACCTTCTATTTCTTCCCATTCCGTAGTTTCCCCACTCAACGTGTCAATAATTATTTTACCAGGTCTAGTAGTGCGGTAATAAAATTCATCGTACGTAAATAAATTGGAAAGTGCAACGTTTTGTAATTCCGCTTGAAAAGGAAAACGGCCGTCTTTAGCGCCGTTAGGTTTCATCTTATCGATTTCTTTGGCGTAGCCAGGAAGTAAAAGTTTTGCCATTTGTTTGCTTGTCCAGCGTCTACGCCAGATGCCATTGCAGTCGCTAAGGTCCTGTTTACGCGGTTGATCAATCAAATAATTATTGTATGATACGCAATCAGTGAACAAGTCACCCGAGATAGGATCAAAAGTATAGTCAGGGTAAAGATGTAACAGCGTCTCTCCAGTGTCGCAAGCCCCTTCAAAAGCTTGAGATAGATACTCTTGAAATCCGTCTCTATCATCGCACCATCTCAGTACTTTATTATAGTCGTCCGCTAAAGTATCATCATTATCTCGATTTGGTAAAAATATCGTGGATTTTCGGTTTCTTCTTTGATAACCACAGATCATGCTGATATGACGATGGATTAAATTGAAAAAGAATTTTTGAGAGTATTGATTATTTTCTCCATAAAATGTATTATATAAATTTTGATCGCCTGTTTTAAATCTTTTATCTATAGTTCCTTGAGCCCAATAAGCTGAGTTTAACGTATAATTCGATTGATAAAAATGATCTTTCATTTGTTTTAGATCTTTTGCTTGTACATCAGAAGGGTCTATATACCCTAGTGAGTACTGCCCTGATTCATATGACCCCATGCATAAACCTCTTTAAAGTAAAAAATTTTATACCACAAAGAGGTTTTCAGTCTCAAGGGGTCAAATTAGTATCCTCTGTATCTATCCATTCATTATCAGGCCACATCTTTTTAGCTTCTTCTTTACTGATCCATTTCCTTGGAAGCACAGCATCCATAGCGACAAATTTTTTATCTATTTCTACTTCTTTCCAAAATCTATGCAGATGCTGATAAGATTCGGCGTAGTCTCCTTTTAGAATCCCCCCATATTACTGTGTAAAATCGAACCCCAATTGTCGTCTTCTTGAAAGACCTTTCTACGTAGCTGATCATAAGGAAGATATTCGTCAGGATTACTGAACTCACCTGTCTTCATAAAAGGTGTTATACTATACCGTAAAGCATCGACGCAATGATCATCTTTTTTGATAGGCTTGTCTTCCCCTCTATCGCTAGCTTTTGGGTCCCACGCATAGCTTTGTATTTGTTCTATAAGAGTTTTACAACCAGCTTGCACCACTATATTTTTGCCAGCGATAAATTTATTGGTAGTCTTAATTCCTAAAAGCACATCATTTTCAGCGTCTAAAACAGGAAGATTAGCTTGTCTAAGAGCTATTTTAAGAGAAGCTGCGGCCGGATCTACGTAAATAGAAGTGACGTTTTTGTAGCTAATAAAATCTTGAATATCGCGTACTAACTCAGCATCTGTTTTGGATCTACCGCGAGCAACTGAATCGTAATAGTACTCTGCTTCTACCCTGACTTGTGGCCATTTCCTGGGATCTATAGCGCAAAGAACTGCAGCGGTCGCATTTGTTGTTCCGTAATCTATACCTACAACATAGTATAGAGGGGAAGGAAAAGGATGAGTAAAAACGTTATCATGATCAAAGTCCGGATAAATCCCCCCCGTAGTCTGGCACCATTCCCCTAAAATAAAGCGCCTATGCCATACACCTGTAAATGAAGATCGGATAGCTGTTTTGTACGCTTCATCAAGCACAGGGTTATCATCTAGATGGAAGTTCCAATACACTAAGTCATGTATGTCTTGCCTATCTAAGTACTGCTTCTTAAGCCAGTGCGCTGGAGTTTGCGGGTTAGCCGTTGCTAAAAGTTTAGCTCCAGGAACACTAAGGCGACTCTCAAGCATCTTCCAGAATGGCTCAGGTATACAGGTAGCCTCATCCACATAAGCTAGAGCTAGCGTAGACCCCTGGATAGTAGTAACTGCTGATACATCGGGGGCACCTACAAAATACAGCTCTCTACCATATATGTGCGCCTTATTACACATAGGAGAAGGACAAGGAAAACCAAGACGCTTATATAGATGAGTAAGTATGTTTCTCTGTATTGTGGACCTATTAACGCCAATGATCATAGCATCACCAGGCGGTCCATTCTTTAAGTCATAGATGAACCGTTCGATGCTAGAGTGCGTCTTACCGGAACGTACAGCCCCTACCCATATGTTAAAACGGTGAGTAGCCTCACAAAAGCTTTTGTTTTGTTTAGGGCTAGTTATCATAAGAAGAATTGCTTTCGTAAGAAGAGATTTCTTCAGATGTCTCTTGTGATTCTTCTTCTAAAACGTCAGTTTTGCTTGAAAAGTTTTCAGAAAGTTTCATTTTTAGCTCGGAAAGTTCATGCTGTAGCTGCATAATTAGGTGGCTTTGATCGATTTGCGTTTGATTAGCGGCTAAGGAAGTCGATTGTTCAGGCTCTTTGTAACCTAGTTTGCACTTAGCTAAAAACATCAGTAGGTTTGAATTTCCAGGATTGTTGTTATTAAGGGCTTTAGAATACAACATCAACTTTATTTTACCAAGACCTGCTTCTTCTGCTTTGACGCGATAATCTTGGAAACTACAGCCGTATTCTTTTTTAAATCTTATATAAAGAGTATCGGGCCTTATCCTAAACTCGCCGGCGATTTGAATACCGCTGCAACCAGCTTCCATAAATTTTTCTACAACATTCCAATCAATTTCTTTAGGTGGTCTAGCCATGTAAAACCCTTTTTTGTATAAAAATACTTCAATGTACGTAAATTTTCAACTTTTTTATAGGTATGGATGAATAGATGTTCGATTAATACACCGTTAAGTGGAAGTCTTCCGATAGTGTTATATCCTTCTCCTAGAGGTTGTAGAAGCGATGAAGAAGATGATATGGTAGATGAAAACATTTTTATAGTGGCTAAAAAAATAGAGATTATAAAAAAAAATATTGATTTAGAGAAAACGCAAGATTCCTGTTGCAGGATTTTTTAATCGGTCTAAATAAATAGACCGATTTTTGTGTTTTGAATTTTTTATTTGTAAATTTTTTCTTGATTATAATTTATAAAAAAACAAAGAGACATTAAGCTAATTATGACAATGGTATATTTTTTTAGGTTGGCAGGAAAAGATTGAGTTAATATTTTTTTTAAAAATAAAAATGAGTTTAAAATTAAGTTTATCGATTGATTTAGGATGTTATCGGCTTTTCTGGAGATTAAATTTATCTGTCTATTTTTAATGCGTGTTTTTTGTATCTCCATTTCCATGTCATTGGACATTTTTTCGAGTTCTTCGAGAAGGATATTTTTTTCGATGATGTGGTTTTGGTAACACTCCTGAAAAAAGTCATTTGTTTTTTTTGTTTCTGTTAAAAATATTTTAATGTTTTTTTGGGAGAGATTTTTTGGTACTTCTGGGCAGACGTTTATGTCGTAAGGAATGGGTGGCAATTCAGGAATAGAAGTGATTCGATGTAACATGATTAGCAGAGATTTTTAGTGGATGAAGTGATTTCAAGCAAAAGATCTTTAGAAAGAAAAATGGTATGAGCGCTTAAATTTTTTACAAGAGATCTTATGTTAAAAATGCTAGTGACGATGGCTATGACAGAAAACGCAGAAGATAAGGTCGAATTTTTTGAGGATTGAGATTCTTGAGAAATTTTTTCTAATTTTTTTTGTTTTTCAAGGATCAAATTTAGTGTATTGTTAAATTCTTTGTTTTGGTTATGTATAATCGTTTGAAGATAAGCGATATCGCGTTGTTGTTGTGAGATAATTTGTATAAGGTGTTGATTTTTTTCAGTTAGTTGTTCATTTTCTTCTTTATATACTGAGATTTTGTTTCTAAGAGATTCAATAATCAAGTTTTTGCATTTTTCGGTTTCGTAGGCGGGTATTTTTTCGATATTAGGAGGATTGGATTCGTTGTTTTGTTTTTCTGTAGGGTTGTCAGAGGTTTCTACGTTATCCTTGTAAGATTCATATATAACGATGGATGGTGGATATGAGTTTGCTGTAGGTGTCATAAAACCTCTTGTTGCAAGCTGATCATTGCAGGATGATAAGGTAGCAAAGTATTTTTAGGAATGTTTTTTTTATCGGATTGGAGATCGATAAGCCACATTTTATGGGTAAGCATTTCAAGGGCTTTGATACAATCTTGTGTGGATCGATATACTTGTATACTTTTATAAAGTTTTTTGAGTTCAGGATTTTTTAGTAGGGCATAGTGTTCGGGTATGAAGTCATACGTTCGATTGCTTTTAAATCCTATGGTGTATATTTCTTCTGTTAAGAAATCGTTAAAGATTAGGTTAGAGAATGACTGTAAGTTTTTTCTGTAATAATATGGGTTAGGGTGTTTATATAGTCGTACGTATGCGTATAGGAATCCTTGAGAGAAGCGTTCTATGCAGCAAGTGAATCCGTGTTTGAAAAATTTTATTTCGTCAGGTTCTTCTACCCAAGGCCCATATCCCCAGAGTTGCATTTTTTCTTCTGAGGTTATGTGGTGTTCAGTAAACATAAGAATTTTCTTCTAAAGATTTTTGGGAGCATTTTTCGGAGCAAAAGAGTTTTCCGTTGTCGGATATGAAGCTGTCGTTATCGAGGAAAAGCTCTTGGCATTCAGGGCATTCTACGATATAGGGGGAATTTATTTTATCCCATCGGAGCATAAAGTATAGATCTGAGGGTGTGGAGGGGGTATTTTTGTAGAAGTGCATAAGTTTAAGTTGTTGTTTGAGTAAAAAAGTAGAAGTTATATATTTTTTAAATATTTTTCAAGTTCTGATAACAGTAATTATGTTACGTTCGACAAGGTACTGTGAGGTGTTTGTATTAGGAAGTATTTTATTTAATAGACAGAAGCGCAAAGCGCTTCTGTCTAGCTTGCCTATGATTATGGACACCATGGTCCGAGAGATATTGCACAAGCTGCTAGGCAAGCAGGTAAAGCAGGAGGAGCAGCGCTGGAGCAAGCGGCAATACAAAGACCGTAAGTAACCGGCCCTGCGTCAGCTCCTGTAAGATGAGCTAAAGCTTCGATTGCTACGGTAGAGGTTGCCATGACTAAAGCGCTTTTAACGATTTTTTCAGCTGGGGGAATGTAGCTATACGCGGTTTGAAAAGCTTCTTGGATTTTCATTTACCTTTATCCTTGTTTCGTTTAACGAATCTGTCAAATTTTTCACATACAGTAGACATTTCTTCAAGGACATTTGCCATATCGACGCTATCGAAAACGCCTTCAACAAAAGTTTCAGAAGAAAAATACTTATCAACAATTTTCTTGAAATCGTTGAAAGTTTGTTTGAGTACTTGGGGCGAAATTTCTTGAGTGGTCATGATTTTGTTCCTGATCAGGTGCAGACAGAATATAGGAGATTTGATAGATTTTTTAAAAGGACAAAGTTTAGGTTTACGATGGATGGCTATTGGTGTATTTGGATAGTGGCTTGTGGTTTAGTGTTTTACTATATTTTTGAAGGTTTGGATTAAAAAATATAATATTTTCTTTGAATTTTTTTGTGTTTAAGTTTTTTTAAAAAAAGCATCCTTGCTAGTTTGATTATCCTTGTGACAGGTTTCTTTCCGAATGCGGAAAGGCGGGAAGAAACCTTAGCTTGATTATATGTTGCGGTTTAATATTTTTCTATACTCTAGCATAAACAGGCGATAGCATGTGGGGAGCTTGCGCGGTATAAGTTGTTACAGATGATTTATCTGTAATGCAAAAACTCTATTTATAAGGTTAAAATTCATGCCCACATGCAGGGCAACATTTCCTTTTTTTCTTAGTTTCTTGTTTACCTTCAAGTGTTACCTCTTCTATTTGATTGCAAGCTCCCACAAGTTGCTGTTCGGTAAAACCCCAGTTTAAAAGATCTAAAACCTCAAAAGTATTGGCTAAACAGTCCCAATCCCAACTTCCCTGGTTAAGATTAAGCCCTATACACAGGTGATCTATGTCACGTTGCTCAAGCTGCATATCAGGTATCCAGCACTCTACGGTTTTAGTTTTCATTTTTTTAAGGATTTTTACTCTTTGGTGTCCACCTATGATAGTGAAGTCTTTGTTGACGATAGGTTTATCGATAAGGCCAAACTTTTTAATCAGATTTTCTAAATGTTGCATTTGAGTTTTATTGATCTGACGTGGGTTTTTTGGATGATTTTTCAAAGATTTGATTGGTATTACTTGTAAAGTCCATTTAAAAGAGCTTACATTTACCTTTGGGGGGTTAAACAGATCAAATTGCTCTATCATAAATGCCCTTTTTCATCATTATTTTGTTTACTTTTTTGTTTTTCTTCTTCACAATAAATTACCTCAAAAACATAATTTTTACAAGGATGGCATTATGAATATTCTAGAGTACGATGAAAAGGCAGACGAAAAAGTGATTGCATCGTTGAAAGACCAGGACATTTTGAGAGAGTGGGAGCAGATGCGTTTTGACTGGTATCAAGATGGTGATTTTTGGAGCGAAGTCCAGAGGGTGCAAGAACGTATAGATGATGCTGTATCGGGTATTCATCGTGTACGGAAGGGTATTTTTGCCAAGGTGAGTGATTTGAAAAAAAGTGTAGATCAAATTAGTCAAGAGCTAACAAAATTAAACGAAAGAATTGATTTATTACAAAATTTGAATAGCGAAGAAGTTGAAGCTACTAAAGAAAAATGGCGCAAAAAAGAGATATCTATTTTTGATATCGTGTCCGCTTAAATCTATTTTGTTTAAGGGCAAATGTGCGGAGTTGAGGGATGGTGTAATACCTATACCTTGTATTTGGGTCTTGATATGGGACAAGCTCGCCTTTTTTATGCCAAGTAATCATGGTGTTTTTGGACACACTTAGGAAAGCTGCGGCTTGTCCATTTTTGAGGTAGCCTTCTTTTTTTTTCATGTCAGTCTGCTACATAAATTCCATAAGCCCTAGAATGGCGTTTATTTCCATTGTAAAGCCAAATCACAGGCTTGCCTATGCTTAGGTACTGATGGATTTTTTTTGTCGTTAAAATCGATTTCTGTGAGTTTTTGAGGTTCAGAGTATGTGATTTGGATTTCTACGCCCATAGTCGATGTTTTTTTTTGATCGTATTCGGTTGAAATTCTTTTGTCAGAATCTGCGCGACCAGGGGCTAAACCTGGTATCAGCATGTCGCAAATCGAGTCTAAAACATATTTTTGAGATGACACTAAGTTATCGTAGTCCAACGATCTTGGCGATAATCTGACGATTTTTATATGGCAAGGAAGGATTACCTTTTGAATATCGCGAAATAACACCATTCGTACAATCTTTTTTTGAAGGGCATGGCGTTTAGCTTTTTGCGTCCAGTGTTCCGAGCTGTTGGCTTCAGACACGGTTTTTATGGGTATCTCGTAAATGATAGTGGGCATGTCTCTTCTAGGGGAAACAGGATTCATATTTTTGCCATACGTGAGCCATAAACACGTTCGGATCCACGTCAAAACTCATTTCAGCTTTTTCAGAGCCTATTTGGTAATAAAAACACTTAGACTTTACTTCTATACAAGGCCAATAATTACTTTTTAAAAACGTGATTAAAAACTCTCTGTTTTGCTGTGTTTGAGCGTTAGTAACCTTTTTGTTTTTTTCCAATAAATGATTCATGTACAAGCGCATGGATTTGGGCTGATAGTGTTTAGCCTCGTGATAAACCTCAAGCAACCGCTCGTAAGAATATGCCTTGCTCCAGAAAGCCAGCTTGGCATCGTCAGCATCGATGTCTTTAGACGACAGGAAATCGAAAGACATCGACTGTGGTTTGGTAAGCGACCAGCGACGCTTAGGATCCTTAGTCAAAACCTCAGTCTTAACCGGATCTTTTTTTCTGACCTCAGTCTTTAAGTGTTCGGCTTTGGGTGGGTTATCGTGGCCCTGAGCCGTTAGACCTAGGTCTTTAAGATAAGTCTTCTTAACTTGGTTCTTAGAACTAGGTTCTTCTTTATCGGCACTAGATGCCGGAGGTGCGGAATCTGATGCCGGAGGTGCGGAATCTGATGCCGGAGGTGGTGAATGTGATGCCGTACGTTTAGAGCATGGTTTTTCAAACCTCGATTTTGATTCCAAATTGTCTTTCTTCGGTTGAACAGGCATCGGGGTTTTAGGTATATCTTGTCCACTGCTTAAGACGTGAACGTTTTCCAGCCAGATATCGGTGATCTGAATGAGGTTAGTCGTTTTGCCTCCATTTTTATCGGTTCGATGTTTTATCTTTATGAGAGGCTTGCCACCCAAAATGGCGAAGGGCTGAGACATAAAAGCATTCATGAGCCGAATCTGTCTTTCAGAGCATCCAAGCATATCGGATACGTTTTTTTGGCTTATGAAACACGCGCCTGTTTCTCCGGCGATGGCTTTTAAAAGGCAGTAGTACGCTACTACATAAGGGCCTAGTCCCATCTTATAGATGATGTTAGGGATTTGAGTGAAAAACTTTTTTTCTGTCGAAAGGTCTTCTATTTCAATCTGTTGGTCTATCATATTGATATCTCTTTTTTTTAAAATTCAAAAAAAAACAAGAGATACAATGTCATATATATTTGTTGAGTTTGCAAAAAATACCAACTCTTGAATATAGTATTGATCGTATCTCTGTATCTCTTCAATAGTATTGATCGTATCTCAATTCTCGATAGTATTGATCGTGTCTCTTCAATAGTATTGATCGTAAGTATTGATGGTATGTCAATAGTATTGATCATATTTCTGTTGATCTCTGTTGATCTCTGTTGATCGTATCTCTAGCTGCCTTAACCGGCAGCTTTTTTTTTGCCCAAATACTAAGGTAAACGAAAAAAACGTTTAACCCCTGATATTCAGTGCATTTTTTCATGGCTAATCATCGCTTTTTTTGAAAAAGCATTCTGACACTTGATCCGTATTACACGCAAGAGTAGAATGATGTAGTTTGTTTTGGGAATCCCATAGTGGGATTTGATCCTTTGCTCCGACCTCGTCTAAAGACGAGGTCTTTTTTTTCCGGACATTCGTCTTTTTTTCTGGGAGGGGCGAATATTCTAAAAAGACCTCCCCTTCTGTAAGGCGTTCAATATGCTTTGAAAAGCGTTTACTCGGGATGCTTTTTTCGTTCATCACCCTAGAAAGGTACCCTCTGCTACATCCCAGCTTTTGTGCAAACTCTCCGTATTTTATTTTATGTTTATCTAAATATAATTTTAAAGGATTTTCATATTCTTTAGACGATTCTCGTAAGTTTTTAAGAATAACTTGTCCTTTTGTAACCCTTTCGACATCTTGCGCAAACCTTTTACTTGGCAAACATTGTTCTTGAGCTATCCGGTATAAGTATCCAACGCTACACTCTAGCTGTTTTGCGAGCTCGGTATACGTCATGTCATGAATAGCTAAATAAACTTTTAAACGCATGTTACACATCCTATTTTTTGCAACACATCAAAAAAAAGTGAAAAGCCGCTTTTTTTTGACTTGATTAAAACGCATCTTAATGTTACACTAAAAAGGAATTTAAATCAAAGGTAAGAGACAATGGATATCAAATACAAAAAACAAAAGTTGACAGTGTTAAAAGCTCAAGTGCAAGCAGCTCAAGAAGAACTGGAAAAAATGCTGGATTATGTTTATGAGTTAGAAACCGAAATTCTTGACGAAGAAGATACGAAAATGGGATGGAGAAAAAAAGTAAAAGAAATATTTTCAGATCTTATAGAAGAACGAATTGCATAAAATAGGTAGACATAGGTAGACATATGTACGACATAAAATTACATGAAGAAAATGCCATAGACGGATACTTTAGCAAGAAACAACTAGAGATATTAAAAAATTCCATATGCAAAGGAATATCTCAAGAAGAATTTGAAATTTTTTTGATGGCATGCGCTAAGACAAAACTTGACCCTTTTATGCGTCAAATTTACGCTGTAAAAAGAAAATGCAAAAAACCTGACGGCACATGGGGCGAAGTCATGTCTATACAGACAGGTATAGATGGATATCGTTTGATCGCTAAGAGGACAGGTTGCTACGCCCCTGGCCCCGAACCTACTTACAATTATGATGATCAAGGCAAGCTCATCTCAGCTACCGCCTACATAAAGCTTATGACCGCTGACGGAACTTGGCATCAAGTTTCAGCAAGCGCTTATTATGACGAGTATTGCCAACGTACCAGGGAAGGGCAGCCTATGGGGATGTGGGCGACGATGCCTAGAACAATGCTAGCTAAGTGTTTTGATGAAGAGACTGAAGTGCTTACAGAGTTTGGATTTAGGAAATTCAAAGATGTTACCGGAAAAATCATGCAAGTTACCGATTCTGGTTTAGAAGCAGTAGAAGCTAAACCTTTTTCTCAAGAATACGATGGGGACATGGTCGCTTTCCATGGTCAAGACTTGGATTTTTGTGTAACACCAAATCATGAAATGATTACTACTTCCGGAGTGCTTCCAGCATCAGAAATGTATGACCAATGTAAATCTTCTTTGTCGTATTTCATACCTAGAATAGCTCCCGCTGATAATTCTTTAGGATTAGGGTTTACACAAGAGCAGTGCGAGCTAGCAGCAGCTTGCCTTTGTGATGGTGACTATATGTCATCTAATAAATTCAGAATAAAAGTTTCAAGGCCCCATAAAATTGAAAAAATAAGATCTTGGAATTTACATATTCGTGAAACAGTTAGAAATTTAGCAGGTAAATCAACTACACACAGTTCTGGAAGAACAATAACCACTAAAAACGATCAAATAGAATTCACCTTTTCAATCGACTCGGTATCTCCCTTGGTTATACCCTACAAACGTCTCTCTCACGAGATGATGTTAAAAATGAATTCGCAAGAAGCTAAGTGGTTTGTCGATGCTTGGGCTTTTTTTGATGGTAATGCTAACAGCGGTGGTGGAGAAGGAAGAACTTTGAGAATCTGGACAAGCGATTTGCAATATTTAGGATGGTTAGAGTTATTGGGATCTAAAGCCGGTTATTCAATTTCTCCTACTCGCTCTCGTATTTCAGACATAGGAAGCAAACCTAATTTTGTGATTTCTTTTAGTGAACACAACGAAAAAGGTATATCAAAACACAACAGAGGACGCGGAGATCCTTCTTTAGTAATAGAAAAAAACACTTCCGGAAAAGTATGGTGCGTAACGGTACCTAGCGGAAAGATTGTTGTTAAAAGATTAAGCTACAGCATGTTATGTAAAAACTGCGCAGAGGCCCAAGCCCTACGCAAGGCATTCCCCTCTGAGATGTCTGGCATCTACACTAAGGAAGAAATGCAACAGGCAGAGATAGAAATCGTTAAAGCCGATCTACATCAAATCGCAGAGCTAGAAATCATTTTAGACCACTGCGACCCTACCTATAAAACCTGGGTCATAAATTGTTTAGACAAACAATATAACATTAAATATTTAACAGATATACCGATTGAATTGTATGATAGGGTAAGATCTTCTGCTGCGAAAAACATGGAAGACTACCAAAACAAAATTTCACAACATAGGATTGAGGATTTAGATGCAAGAGACGCAACAGGATCCACTTCACGTATTACTTGAAGTACAAGAAAAATGGGGCGAGTGGATTGAAATGAGCGAGAATCCAAAAGATTTTGTCTCATGGGTCCTCGCACAAAGGGTAATTGAATTGCAAGCAGAAATACAATATTTGAAAAAGGTGCTAGATGCAAGCAGAAAATAAAACAGAATTTCTTGAGTGCTTGCAAGGCACTCAAGAGTGGATTGATTTAAGACGAGAAAAAATTACTGCTACAGACGCCTCTGTTATCATGCAAGTGAATCCGTGGAAAAATTTGCATCAACTTTATGAAGAAAAAATTTACGGTTCGATCAGATATGTAAACAGCCGTATGAAAAGAGGACTTGAGCTAGAACCTATTGCAAGAGAACTTTTTATATCTAAAACAGGGATTTCAGTAACGCCAAAAATAGCCGTAAAAGGCTGGCAGATGGCTAGCTTAGACGGCATAAATGAAGATCATTCCGTCTTGGTAGAGATAAAATGCCCTTCCGATGCACACCATGATATTGCATTAGCCGGCAGAGTTCCCGACCTGTACTATCCGCAAGTGCAGCATCAGATGCACGTTTGCAACTTAAAAAAATGCTTTTATTTTAGTTTTGACGGTTTTGACGGTGTTATTGTAGAAGTAAAAAAAAACGAAACATATGTTAAACAGATGATCGAAAAAGAATGGGATTTTTATCAAAAAATTAAAAACAAAAATATGCCTGACAAATATCAAAATCTTGATTTTAACAAAGACTGGCAAGATCTTTCTGCTCACTACATAGAAATCTCTGATAAGATAAAGGAATTACAATTTCAACAAGAGCAGATTAAAAGAAAGATTGTTTTTTTGTCAGGAGAAAAAGACAGTATAGGAGCTGGTATCTGTCTAGCAAAATTTTCTAAAAAAGGCCATGTGCAATATCACAAGATCCCTGAGCTAAAAGGCGTAGATGTAGAGAAATACCGTAGCTCAAACGTCACAGGTTGGAAAATCACAATAAATGAATAAAAAATAGCCACTTGTAAGACTGTCTTACAGGTGGCTATGACTTTCGCACACTCGCCTTGCTTAGTCGAATAAAAAATAATTTATTTCAATGTTAAGATCAAATGTTTTGATGTTTAAAAACCGGTACATGCACAGAAAAATACTGTTTTTTGTGCATGTTCGACTTGCACAATACCTTGTCATTGTGCAAGTCGAACATTATATTATTTTTTCATCGCGCATTTTTTCGATTTTTTTTGCATTATTTTAGCGAGCCTATCGTCGTCTTTGATCTGCTCCTTAAATTCTTTTTTGTCTTCTTTGAGGTGTTTTAAAACAGCGCTCATTTTCTTGTCTTTGTCTTTGTCTTTGTCTTTTTTTAATTTGGCTTTCATACTTATTTGCCTTTCTTTTTAGGGATTTTTGCACC